ATTGTAGTGGTTCCGTGTGCCTATACTAAAAAGTATATTGAATGGGTGCCTAGAGAAAAAGGTGGTGGTTTAGTAAATGCTAGCCATGATGTTTCAATACTTAGCGAATGTAAAAAAGACCCTGAGACTAGAAGATTTTTTACAAAAGAAGGTAACGAGATAGTCGAGACTGCACAGTTTTATGTATTAGTTTTAGACCCTGAACCTCAACAAGCAGTTATTGCATTTACATCTACACAACTTAGTGTAGCACGTAAGTGGTTAACGATGATGAGAATGGCTAGAGTACAAACTTCACAAGGTAAGTATGTAGAAGCCCCGATGTTTGCTTATACTTATAACTTAACTACTACTACGATGTCTAATGACAAAGGCACTTGGAATAGTTTTAGTGTTAGTCAAGGAGGTCAAACCTCTATCGAAGATGCAACTATTGCGAAGACATTCATGTCTGCAGCAAGAGCAGGTGAAGTAGAAGTTAAAGAAGAACAGCTAGACGACTCTGTTACTTTATAACTATGTCGTTAGCAGAAACGTTCGCAAAACGTTATGCGGGGCTTCGCTCTGCATACGGAACGTTTACTTCTACAAATGAAACGAGAGAGGATGGAAAAGCCAGTGGAAAAAATATTACTATATCTAAAGAATTAGATGATAGTGAAGTTATGTCTTTATGGCAAAAACATCTCAAGGGGGAACAAAGTTTAGGGATAGTCCCTATTAACGAAGATAATGAGTGTGTATGGGGGGCTATTGACGTTGATGAATATCAACTAGATTTAAAACATCTAGCAGTCAAACTAGCACAACAAAGACTCCCATTAGTGTTGTGCAGAAGTAAAAGCGGTGGTGCACACATATATATCTTCTTAATGGAGGCTGTCCCTGCCTCTATGTTACAAAGAAAACTTAGGCAACTTGCTGCAGCCATAGGTTATGGTCAAGCAGAGATATTTCCGAAACAAACTAAATTATTATTAGATAGAGGTGATAGAGGTAGCACTTTGAATATGCCGTATTTCGGTGGAGAGAACTCTACAAGATACGCATATGGTAAAGAAGGACAAGCTCTAACACCAGAGGAATTTATTAAATATACAGAGGAGATACAACTCAACGCTAAAACATTAGAGTCACTTGAAGCTAGTCCCCTTACAGAAAAACAAGAATGGTTAGACCAAGCACCACCATGTATACAACATTTAGTTGTGCAAGGTTTTCCAAAAGGTACAAGAAACTCAGGCTTATTTAATGTAGGTGTATTTTTAAGAAAAAAGTTTGCAGATGATTGGGAGAAAAGATTAGAAGAAATAAATATGCAATATATGCAACCACCTTTAGGTGCACAAGAAGTTTTAACAGTGGCTAAACAACTTAAAAGAAAAGATTATTTTTATAAATGTAATGACCAACCAATAGCAAGTCATTGTAACAGTCCACTATGTAGAACAAGAAAGTATGGTATAGGTGCTAATGGTGGCACACCTTTATTTAGTAATTTAACAAAACAAGATAGTGACCCACCTATATGGTTTTTAGATGTAGAAGGCGGTAGATTAGAACTAGAAACAGATGACTTATTAAATCAAAATAGATTTCAACGTAAGTGTATGGAAGCTCTAAATAAAATACCACCTAAAGTAAAAGATAATGTATGGAGACAGATAATCCAACAACTATTAGATGTTATAACTATAGTAGAAGTTCCAGCAGAGAGTTCTACCGAAGGACATTTTATGGAGCTGTTAGAGTCTTTTTGTACAGAGAGACCTGCTAGAGAGAAAGATGAATTATTACTACATAAACCATGGACAGATAAAGGTAAAACTTATTTTAGGTTGGGGGACTTGATGGATTATTTACACAGAAATAATTTTAAAGATTACCAAAGAAATAAATTAACTTCTAAATTAAAATCTTTACAGGGAGAGCCACACTTTTTTAACATAAAAGGTAAAGGTGTTAATGTGTGGTTTATAGAAGAATTTAAAACACAAGAAGAACCACATGACTTACCAGAGTTCAACGATACAAAAATATGATTAAATACATACCTAAATATTTTGAGCATTGTAAAAGTAATATACAGAAATGGGATAAACCGTCAGAAAGGATATTTAATGGTAAAGTTGTTAAAGGTAGACCAACAAGAGGATTCGGTAGCACATCGTTTAATTATGCAGGAAAACTATATGAACCAAGTCCATGGACAGACACTATGTTTATAATAAAACAAGATGTAGAGAAGTTAGTTTGGGAAAAACTAAACATAGATAAACAGTTTACGTTTTGTTTGTGTGGCTTTTATGGAACAGACGGACGAGGCATACCACATCATTCAGACACAGTACCGACAGAAGATGATTTAGTTGTATCTATATCGTTAGGTGCACCAAGAATATTTATACAAAAAACTTATCAGAATCCTATAAAGAAACATACGAATACAAGCGAGATATTTTTGAAAGAAAACTTTGTTATAGATGAAACTTATTATTTATTACAAGACGGTGATGTTTTAATTTTTGATGGAAAAAATCAAATGTATTCTACACATTGCGTCCCAGATTTACAAAATGCAGGTGAAAGGATTAATCTAACCTTTAGGAGTGGTTTATGACATTACCTAGTCATACACAAGTGATACTTGGACCACCTGGAACAGGTAAAACTACCACACTATTAGAGTTAATAGAAAAAGAACTAGAACAAGGCACACAGCCTACAGATATAGGTTTCTTCACATTTACACGTAAAGCAGTTAACGAGGGTAAAGAAAGAGCTATGACTAAGTTTGGTGTAAGTAATAATGAACTACCTTATTTTAGAACACTTCATTCATTAGCGTTCAGACAATTAGGACTTACAAGAGAGAACGTGATGGGTAGAGAAGATATTATAGAACTTAATCAGAAACTTAATTTAAAACTAACTGGCAGAACACAAACAGAAGATGGACACTTGTTTGCTATGACTCATGATGATAGATTGGCTTTTATTGAAAACTTGGCTAGAATGAGATATGTTTCATTAGAAGAACAATGGCATAGTGTTGACGATGCAGTAGGTTGGTTTGAATTAGAAAGGTATGCAAGAGGTCTGAAGTTATTTAAAGAAGATAAATTGTTAGTTGATTATACTGATATGTTACATAAATTTATACACGAGGGAACCATACCAAAATTAGATGTGATGTTTGTAGATGAGGCACAAGACCTATCACCGATACAATGGGCTGTGGTGCGTAAACTAGCAGATAACGCAAAACGTATATATGTTGCAGGTGATGACGACCAAGCTATCTATAAGTGGGCGGGAGCAGATGTAGAGTATTTAATCAGTAATAGTAAGAATGCTTTAGTATTAAAACAATCTTACAGAATACCTGCAAGTGTTCACGAATATGCAAAAAAATGTATATCACAAGTAGGCTCACGAATACATAAAACATGGCACCCACGAAAAGATAAAGGACAAGTTAGGTGGGAACCAAATATAAATCTATTAAATATGGAACAAGGAGATTGGTTAGTTTTAGCTAGAACAAATTATTTATTAGAAGAAGTCGATGAGTATTGTAGAAACGAGGGTTGGTTTTTTGAAGTAAAAGGTAAAACAAGTTTACCAGAAAGCAAAGTAAGAGCTGTTATAAATTGGGAGAGATTAAGAAAAGGCGAAAACATATCTTTAACAGAGTGTACGAATATTTTTAAATATATAAAAGTAAAAGATTATAAGAAAATAGATTTGTTAGAAGCTAGTACAAAACCAAATTTAGAGCTATTACAAGAACAATTTCCAGACTTACCTACAGGTGAATGGTACGATGTATTTACATTATTAAGACCTGCAGAAATAAGCTATATAAGAGCTATGTTACGTAGAGGAGAAAAGATTACAAAACAACCACGTATTAGATTATCTACAATACATGCAGCAAAAGGCGGAGAAGCAACTAATGTGGTTTTATTAACAGATATTACTAATAGAGTTTATAAGAATTATCAAAAGAACCCTGATGATGAGAATAGGGTGTTCTATGTTGGTATGACAAGAGCGAAAGAAAATTTGTTCTTGATAGAACCGAAAACAACAAGATGTTTTCAAATATAAAGTTCTTTACTTTGCATTTAAAAGTAAAGTATATTAATTTTAAAGGAGGGACTTATGTCTTCGATAAGAAAAAAATTACTCGTTAATGAAAACGATAGTAAAAATACAAGAATGGACATAGCTAGTGCGGGAGTATTAGCTAATTGGCGACCAGATGAATTAGCTCATATGAGTCGTTTTGATAAGATTGCTTCTATGTGTATAGAAGAAGCTAAACGTTTGGGAAGACCACTAGATACGTTTGAAGTAGGTTGTGGAGAGTGTTGGACACTACGTGCTTTATATAAAGCATACGTTGTTAAAAAATCCGATATTATTAGGTCTTATTATGGTTATGATATTGACCCTGCATGTACTATGGAAAATCCTTTTTGGTCTAATGCTGGTAATCCATTAGAAAACTCTACGTGGTTTCAGAACTTTAATGGTGAAATAAGAATACAAGATTTAACCGTTAATCCTAGATTTGAGTTAGAAGACGAGAGCATAGATATGTTCTGGTCTACTGAGGTAATTGAACATATGGGCAGACAGTTTATAGCTCCATGGCTTGATGATGTAGCTAGGGTTATGAGACCTAATGCTTTAGGGTTTGTATCAACACCGAATCATGATGGCTCTAATGATAAACTACCTGAAGACCATGTCTATGAGTGGGGTTATCAAGAACTAAAAGAGGAACTTGAAAGGAACTTTACTATAGAAGCAGTAACAGGAACTTTTATACAGCTACCTAATTTAAAGAAAGCTATGAAAGAGCCTAATCTAGGATGGACACCTGAACAATTCGAAATGTTAGAAAACAGATACGGTAGACAGTTTTTAAGAGTTGTTGCAGCTACATTTTATCCAGAGTTAGCGAATAATTGTTCTTGGATAATTAGGAAGAAGTAATGTTTATTCGTGAGGAACTTGATAGATATTTATATTGGCAAGTTGAAAGAGAAAACATCAGGATACAAAAAGAAGTATCTAAGCTCCCACCCCCTTGGACTGATGACTCTATTTTACAACAATATAAGTTCTGTCAAGTTTTTCGTGAAGAAGATAGAACAACTAGGTGGCTCAAAAAACATATCAGAGAGCCAATGCGTAATAGCTCTGATGTACTTATGGCTGTAGTAATCTTTAGGTGGTTTAATTGGATTCCTACTGGAAGAACTTTAATAAACAATGGGTTACTAAAACGTTGGGATAGGAAAAAAGCTATACAAGAAATAACTAAACAAGATAAATGGGTTACAGGAGCATATATTGTTAAGTCACCAAACGGTATGGATAAAGTTACAGGGGTAGCAGAGTGTATTAGTCACATGTGGGAACGTAAAGATTATTTAATAGAAAAATTAGAAGAAGCAATTGAAGAAGATAAGTGTTCTTTAGAGTATTGTTGGAAGTTATTAAGAGATTATCCCTACATGGGACCGTTTATGGCTTATGAAGTTGTAACAGATTTAAGATTTACTTATTTGTTGTCTGCGGCTAATGATAAGTTGACATGGGCTAATGCAGGTCCAGGAGCTATGAGAGGATTAAATAGATTAACTGGTAGACCATTAGATTATTGTCAGCGTAGTCATGATTGGTGTAGTGAAATGGTAGCTCTTTATGATATAGCTTTAGAAAGATTACCAGTGCATATAACTTTTAGAAATGATTTACCTTATGAATTAAGAGAGATAGAGGGTGGTTTATGCGAGTTTGATAAATACTCACGTATTTATAAAGGCGAGGGTAGAACTAGGTCTATCTATAAATATGACGAAGAATTACCATTAGTGGAGGGAGTATGAGAGTTATAAAAACAAGAAACGTTAATAGTGCGTTATTAAGAGGAATAGATTTATTTAAAGATACTGAAAACTACATAGAACAAGATAGTAGAAATGGTAAAACATTAGAGTGTATTGAACCTGTAACTACAGTGTATCTAAAACCGAAAGAAAGAGTTTGTCTAATAGAAGAAAGAGACGCAAATCCTTTTTTTCATTTTATAGAAAGTATGTGGATGATTGCAGGAAGAAACGATTTAAAAACACTTACATACTATGTATCTAGTATGAAAGATTTTTCAGATGATGGCGAAACTTTATGGGGTGCTTATGGTAAAAGGTGGAGAGATTATTTTTTAAAAGACCAGATAGACGTGATAGTAAAAATGCTCAGATACAACCCAGATGATAGACGAGCTGTTTTACAGATGTGGGACCCTATTATGGACTTAGCAAAGAACGGTAAAGATGTTCCTTGTAATACTAATATTTATTTTAAAGTAAGAGATAATAAATTAAATATGACTGTATGTAATAGGTCTAACGATATGCTTTGGGGAGCATATGGTGCAAACGTAGTGCATATGTCTGTTTTGCAAGAACTTGTAGCACATAAACTAGAGCTTGACGTAGGTATATACAGACAGGTTAGCGATAGTTTTCATGTTTATTTAAATAATGTGTGGGATAGAGTAAAAGACTTAACATTAGATGTTTATTTCGAGACCACAAATATTTATGATACATTAGAGGATTATGAACCCGTTCCATTATTCTTAGATGATGGTGTATTAGATTGGGAGTTAAATAGATTCTTTAACTATCATCCTGCAGATTTAGAAACATCAAATAATTGGGAGTGCCCTTGTATGAGAGATATAGCTGTGCCTATGGCAACAGCTTATTCATTTTACAAAAGTGGAAATTTCAATGAAGCATTACAACAATGCGAAAATATTGTTCCAGTAGATTGGAAAAACGCTTGTCTTAGTTGGCTCCGCACACGAGAACAGCGTCATTATGAACTAGCGGGAAAAGGAGAATGAGATGAGTGCAGACTTTAATCTTATGAAAGAAATCGCTCAAAACGATTTACAAGCTCTACAACGAGCTGAGCAATCTTACGGTGATTCATGGAAAAGACGTGGAGGTGTCGGTGCTTTTATGATGCTCGCACGTAAGTTCGATAGAATAGAACATCAGTCGGAAAAACACGGGTGGGATATTTTTAAATCGGGCGAAGTCTACAGCGGTGAGGCAGGTCTATTAGACGACGTACGTGATTTACGTAGATACTTATTACTTGTCGAACAAGAAATATTAACACAGACTAAGGTATACGAAGAACAAGAAACTGAAGAACCTTATGAACAAGAAACTGAGGAGGATATATGAGTTTTTGGAATAAAGTAAAAAGTTTTCTAGGATTACCTACAACTAATCAAACACCAACAAGCACCATTAATAAACAAGAATTAACAAAAGGTGTGGTTGATGAAGTTATAGATATAGCTGTAGAAGATGCAGAAATCGTACTAGATAAGTTCGAAGAAACTAAACCAACTAAACCAACTAAACCCAAAAGAGCTAGAACTAAGAAAGGCAGATATGTTGCTGACGATAAGTCTACACCGAATGTTAATGAAGCTTGGGTAGGCGGAAAAGCACCAAAAAAGAAAACTAAAAAATGAGACAAGACGTTTTCTTCCAACCAGATAGTTCATGGACAGTGCCTGAGGTATTACCACATTTTGCACCAGACGAAACTATTGCTATCGACTTAGAAACATATGACCCAAACTTGTTAATAAATGGTCCAGGATGGGCAACAGGTAACGGTCATATAGTCGGTGTTGGAGTTGCTTCTAAAAGTTGGTCAGGATATCTACCTATCAGACATGTCGGTGGGGGTAATCTTGATGAAGCTATTGTGATGCGATGGCTTAAAAATGTTTTATCTACTCAACGTTCTGTTATTTTTCACAACGCACTTTATGATGTTGGGTGGTTAAAAAGGGAGGGCATTGATATACAAGGACAAGTTCTTGATACTATCATTGCCGCTCCTTTATTAGATGAAAATAGGTTTTCATACTCACTAGATTCTTTAGGTAGTTTTTATTGTAATGAAACTAAAGATGAAACTTTATTACAAGATGCAGCATTGACTTTTGGTGTAAACCCTAAGAGTGAGATGTATAAACTACCTGCAAAATATGTAGGACCTTATGGAGAACAAGACGCACTACTAACTTACAAGCTGTGGGATAAATTACAACAAGAAATAAAAGAACAAGATTTGCAAAAAGTTTTAGAGATGGAACTAAAACTTATACCCTTATTAATAGAAATGCGTTGGAGAGGTGTAAGAGTAGATACTAATAAAGCAGATGAAATAAGTGATAAACTATCTAAAGAAGAACAAATAATTCAAGTAGAAATAAAAAGAAAGTATGGTAATGAAGTAAATCTATGGGCTAACGCTTCATTACAAAACATATTTGATAAAAATAATCTATGGTACCCAAGAACAGAAAAAGGCACACCAAGTTTCCAAAGAGATTGGTTAGAGAACCATGAACATGAATTACCAAAATTAATTGTACGAGCAAGAAAACTTAATAAAGCTAGAACAACGTTTATTGATAAAATGATAGGAGACCATGTGTTCAACGGTCGTATACACGCAGAGGCACACCCAATGCGTAATGATAGAGGTGGCACAGTAAGTGGTAGGTTTAGCTATAGTAATCCAAATCTACAACAAGTGCCTGCACGTGACCCAGAAATAGGTAATCTGATACGTTCTCTATTTATACCTGAAGACGGTTGCGAGTGGGGGGCTTTTGATTACTCTCAACAAGAACCTAGACTTACTGTACATTATGCTAACGAAATGAATCTTGTAGGCTCTAAAGAAGCAGTTCAAGGTTATACAGAGAAAAACGTAGACTTTCACCAAATGGTGGCAGATATGGCAAACATACCACGTAAACAAGCAAAAGTCATAAATCTTGGTTTGAGTTATGGTATGGGTAAAGAAAAATTAATTAGAGAATTAGGATTAGATGATATAGAGGCAGAAAAACTGTTTCAACAATATCATGAGAAAGTTCCTTTTATAAAAGCTCTACAAGACCAATGCACTCGGATAGCAAATATGAAAGGATTTATAAAAACTATAGGAGGACGTAGGTGTCGTTTCGATTTATGGGAAAGTAAATTTGAAAGAACTACACCACTTAATAAAGAAGACGCAATCAATAAATACGGCGATGAACTTAAACGTTCATTTACATATAAAGCACTCAATCGTTTGATACAGGGCTCTGCGGCAGATATGACAAAACTAGCTATGATAGAACTATGGAAGGAAGGAATTGTCCCACACTTGCAAATACATGACGAGGTAGATATTTCTATCGAAAATCATGCTCAGGCTAAGAAAGTTGTAGATATAATGGAAGGCTGTGTAGATATAGCAGTTCCTTTATTAGTTGACGCAGAGCTTGGTCAATCTTGGGGCGAAGTTAAGGAGATAACTCTATGAGAGGTATAACACCAAAGAAGAAAGTAGAAAGTCAAGAAAAATACGAACGTATATACTCTATGTGGCAAGAAGATGAATCTACTCTACAAGAAATAGGTGAATATTTTGATTTAACAAAACAAAGGGTATGGCAAATCGTAACAAGATGTAAGTTAGGTGACGGTGATTACTATCTTGGAACACAAGTCGCACGTAATAAATGGAATGAACTTAATTCTATCTATAACGATATGGAAGAAATTACTGCTGAATATGAGGCATGGTTAAAGACTATAGGTGTAAAAACTAGCATAAATAATCAATCAGTAGTACCACATAGTGGTTGGGACTGGAAATACTAAATTTTAAGCTATATCGTAAAAATCGGTCTCACCAGACGCCACCTAAGGCGTTTTGACGAAGTAGTTAAGGCTATCGGGTTAGAAGGTCGTGTCAAGGCTTATATCGTCTTAAAATTAGTTATAGCTACTAAACAGTCATATACTGCTTTACTTTGACGTAAATCTACCTTACCCTATAGTTATGGGTAAAGGTAAAGGAACAAAAACATATATCGGAGAAGATGGACAGCTTCATCCTGTTATATGTAGTGTATCTGATTGCCAAAATCAAGTCAAAGAAAATCAAGAAAAATATTGTTGTGATGCATGTCGTAAAAGAGCTATGACATTAAAAAGTATGGACACGTATAGAGGTGTCTATAAAGATTTTGATGGATGGGCAGGTGGACCAAGGGGTCTTACTACAGTTCCAAGTTCTATAAAACATAATGAAACACATGTCACAGGTGATGGTCGATTTGTAATTGACGATTATCGTGTCGACCCAGAAATATTTGCTATTGCTGAAGCTAACCATGAAAAATATGTGCAAGATAGAAATGAACACGAGGCTAGAGTGGTCATAGCAGGTTTAGAGGCATTCGTAGACGAATATAATAAACACCATAAAGAAAGTTATGCTACTGAACAATCAAAAAAGTATAATGCAAACTTAACAGAAGATGGACTGATTGGTAGAAGAAAAAGAAATAGAGATTATTTCGTTAAAAACAAGAAAAAGATATTAGCTAATCAAAGAGCTAGATATAAAGCAAACCCAGAAAAATATAACAAAATTAGAAAAAAGTATAATTATTACACTAAACAACCAGATTTATTTAAATACGAGAAATGGCTAAAGAAAAGAATCTCTGGCTCTTAGTTAGAGATAACCTAAAAGATTTTCATTTACAACGTATCGAAACAGGTATGACGGGCTCTGGTGTGCCCGACGTCAATGGCTGTTATGCAGGTGCAGAGTTTTGGCTTGAACTTAAAGATGTATCTACAAATTCTAATAAAATAGGTTTAAGAGTTATGCAAGTATCTTGGATAGCTCGTAGAGTTGCACACGGTGGCAAAGTTTTTGTTTTAGCTAGAAAGCTCAACAAACTCTATCTTTATAAAATACAAGTTAAAGACGATATCATAGAACTTGTAGATAATGGATTAACTTGTCCTCCTGATTTATTATTAGAAATTCCATACGAATGGAGTGCTCTAGGTCGTGCTTTACTTTCGTAATACTGGTATATACTATTTATAGGGTAAGCGTGGGGCTTACGACCATATGAACTATCAGAAAGGAGAATTATATGGCACATAACGTAGAAACAATGGCGTGGGCTAACGACATACCTTGGCACGGTTTAGGTGTTGAAGTAGAGTCTAACCTTACACCATTGCAAATGCTGGAAGCGGCAGATTTAAATTGGACAGTTAGTAAACGTCCAAGTTATACTATCGCTACACCAGACTGGACCGAAGATGTAGAGTTGATTCAAGCTGAAGATACTTACCACATCGTTCGTGACAGTGACAATACAATACTTTCACATTGTGGGAAGAACTATGTTCCTTTTCAAAACGAGAGAGTATTTGAGTTTTTTAAACGCTTTACAGAAGCTGGTCAGATGACCATGGAAACTGCAGGTAGTTTAAGAAACGGCAAAGAAATTTGGGGTTTAGCTAAAATCTCAGATGACTTTGAACTTGTAGGTGGTGATGAAATTAAGGGTTATCTCTTAATTAATCAACCACATGTTGCAGGTAAATCTATGACGATAAAACTAACACCTATAAGAGTAGTTTGTAATAACACACTTACATTGGCTCTAGAACAAGGGGGTAATCAGTTTAGAGTACCTCATGTTAGAGATTTCAATGACAAAGTTGTTCAGACTGCAGAAGAGGCTCTAGGTTTATCTGAAAGTAAAATGCAAGAGTTTAAGCAATATGCTACAACTCTATCCAAGGCGAAAGCTAAACATTCTGACGTAATAGATTATGTTGCAGAAATATATCAACCAGATATGCTTATGCAATATAAACTCGAAGAAAAAATGCGTAAAGAAGGTAAAGCAATCGGTGTACAAGAACCACTAGCAGAGAAACTTAATAAGTTTCCTTCATTAGCTATGGAGGGGTATTACAACTCTCCAGGTGCAAGCCTTAAATCAGCTAAAGATACTTGGTGGGGTGCATTTAATGCAGTAACTTATGTAGAAGACCACCTTAGGACTTCGCAAGTAAAAGGTAATGCTTTACATAGTGCTTGGTTTGGTGCAGGAGCTAATAGAAAAGCTAAAGCATTAGATATGGCTCTATCGAGGGCTGCATAATGGACGAATACAAAGTACCCGCACTTCTGCTAGGCAGAATATGGGAAGCTGTGTTTACTAAGGCACACGAAAATGAGTTAGCACAAGAACTCGCTGACCTCATGATTGCACAAGGCTGCCAACAACTGGAGGGGGTGACAGACCCTGCAGTTATTTTTTGGTTTTGGAAAAAATACCTAGAAGATAATGAACTTATTAAATTAGAGGATATACACTAATGGAAAAATTTTATATTGAAAAGAATATACCACCTCCTACAGATATTAGGGGCAAATCTAATCAACGACCATGGCATAAAATGGAAGTTGGTGATTCGGTATTTATACCGTTGAAAGAAGATGATAACGCACAACGTGCAAAAAACAGATTACAACAATCTACTCGGACTTTTTGTAAAAAACATGAACCCGAATGGAAGTTTGTATTGCGTTATAGACTTGAAAATACAGGTGTCGCTGGAACTTTAGGTGAACAATCTGGTATAAGAGTCTGGCGTATCGCTTAATGATGTTGTTGCTTTACATTCGTGAAGTTCATAACTATTATTAAGGTTGGCTCTGCTATAAAGCAGGAAATATTAACATTAGAAAGGAGAAAGATATGCGAACAGCAACTACAACTTCTAAATCTAAGAGTATGCCGCCAAAGGTTGTTGCAGACAAGCCTATAAGCAAAGCACAAGTAACAAAAGTGCCAAAGCCTGTCGCAAAAACTAGAGGTGCAGCGAGAAAAAACTACAAGTTCAGTGGCACTATGCCTGAGCAAACTGGTTTTACACCGCAGATGTATGCTCTATTACAGACTATTAATGAGGCTAAAAAGACTGAGCTAGATAAAACTGGTTTTACTGCTCAAGATTTAGTAGCATTAGCTGTAAAGAAAGGATTCTTGTCTACTTGTCAAGACCCTTTAAGAATTTTCAGATTCTACAAAGATAGATTAGTAGGCGAAGGCTTCCTATCTGAAGTATAATTTGGAAAAAGTAGGTGTTTGAGTCAACTACCCTACTATAAAAGAGATAGTTGTAGGTCGATTACCACCGAATAAAAAACTAGGTAATCAGTAGTGATAGATTGGTTTTTCTCTATATCTCGGTCTATCACTACATTTTATTTATGGGAGTTAATTATGGTAATTACAATAAAGAAACATGACGGCAGTGTAGTAGAAACTAATGCTATAGCACTCGCTCGTAAACTTAACAATATAGTTGTTGATAAAATGGCTGACGGAGTTCTAGGAAAACCAGATATTCGATGGGACCAAGCTGATTTTATTAATTGTATGATTGATACAATCGACACTATGTTTACAGAAAAAGATTTCAAATAACCTTGCTTTACTTTGCTGTTAATGGTAAGTAAAGTAGTTATATAACTAATAAAGAAAGGAGAAAGTTATGGAAGATAGAGAAAAAAATTATCCGAAAGGAATTGAAAAATATAAGGGTGACCCACAAGAAGTGAAAAACCCTTATAGTGGTGAAAGTATAACAATACCTGCCGATGCAATTGCAGTTTACGACATGATTAAAGGTTGTGAGGTATTTGAAGATTACGAAGGTATGCGTGAAGGTTTAGATTGGTTTAGACAACATGAGCCTAAAGCATATATGGTTTTACTAGACTAGGAGTTAATTATGCCAAATCATTGTAATAATCGTGTAGAAATACATTGTAAAACAGTAGAACAAGCTAAAGAAATTAAAGATTTTTTACATTCTAAAGAAACTTGTTTTGACTTAAACAACATAATTCCAAAACCAAATTTTGAGAAAACACCATTGACTGGTAAAGAAACTGGTTTTCTAGGAGAAAAATTAGAACTTGGTGAAGTTGGTGAACTACCTGTAAAAGATGAAGAATTCCCAGAAGCACTCGGTACATTTTGGAAGTTTGCTAGCACTGGTAAACAAGATGATAGGTGGTATTCTTGGCAAATCAATAATTGGGGGACGAAGTGGAATACATATAGTGATGAATTATCTTATATGGATGACGATACTGTTTTATATTATAGTTTCGATACCGCATGGTCGCCACCTGAACCTGTGATAGATAGGTTGCGTAAAATCTATACTGAAGATATGGGTGTTCATATAACCGCTTGGTTTGATGAACCTGCTATGGAAATCGGGGGGTATTATTAGTGCTTTACTTTGGCGTTTATGGTAAGTAAACTATTAGTAAGTTTTAGCTGTGGGATTTTATTATTTTTGACTGCAGCTACACGAGGGTGTGAATGGTAAACAACAGTGCACAAAAGCCTAAGAAAACCCACTTAGCCACACCCTCAATTTTAGAAAGGAGAATATATGGATTTACAAAAGATATTAGACGAAACATTACGGCATATCAGTAGGTTAACATACTATTTAGATATGTCAGATGAAGATAGATTACGAGCATATAAGTTCGTATCTTCAGCTATATGGGATTACCACAGGATATACGAGCCTTATACTAAAATCAAAGTTGCTGATGTTAGCCACTTTTTTGATATATGGTTTGATGTTTATTATGGTAATGAAGAAAAATGTTTATGTGGTTTACCTTTATCGTTAAATGGTAAAAACTGCTACGAACACATGAGTAAGGGGTATTAATATGTTAGTTCAAAGTAAAGATGTAAATACAATTAAAAAGATAATTAATTTTTATTGTGATATAAGTGATGATGAAAATGCTAAAGATAAAGTCCAACATGCTTGGACAAATATTATTCAAGCCTTACATCACGCTCATACTCAAAATACTATAATGATGTTAGCGAACATCGATACTAGATTAGATAGGCAAAAAGATGAAAGTAGTGATTAATACATATAGAAGGCTATCACATCTTGAATTAGGTGTTAGAATTACTATAGACGATATTAAAAAGATTTTACCTGATTTAGCCGATTGGCAAGCACAAGTAGTATTAGCAAGACTTGCAAGAGAACATGACGAAGGAGTGTTTTATGAAGCAGCAACCGAACAAATCGAAAAGTGGGGAAAAGAAATGTACCCCCGAACCGATACCAAAACATCTTAAACATCTGAGTAAAAAAGCGATTGATGCACTTAGGTATATATTTAGAGGAAAGTTATGAGAGAAAGTAGAATAATACAAATAGAACAGTGGGCTGAAGAACGTGGTCTGCTTATAGACTCACCAGAGTATAAAGGTTATGCTTATAAGTATCACGATATACAAGCACAAACGATGAAACTTATGGAAGAAGTAGGTGAAACTGTCAAAGCTATAGCCTATAAAGATTCACAAGGAGTTATGGACGGTATTGGTGATTGTGTAGTGGTGTTGATTGTATTAGCAGCACAACATAATATGACGTTAGAAGAGTGTTTAGAACACGTGTGGGATGAAATAAAAGACCGCACAGGAAAATTGGAGGACGGATTATTTAAGAAAGATTGATTTTGGTAAAGTCGCTTTAGGAAACCCATTGGACAGCCTGAAGCCCTGAAGAACAGGAAAGACAATACATAATGGGACAGTTAGGCTTCCCGTCACTGTAAGGAGTGTATTGTTGGGTTTGAAGACTTTATTGATACTGCGATTGTGAGGAGTAAAAGGTCGTAATTTACAGCACACGACACTCGGGCTATAGAGCGGTTCAATATTAACTTATTGTCGTAGAGCTAGAACCTCTACATTGGCGATGGAGGGATTTAAGGTGTTATGGCACTGCCTTGTTCTGACTTTACCTTCTGAACATTATATGCTACCTACAAAGCAGGGGGATAAGCTCCTCAAATAAGGGTAGGCTAAGATACAAGTTTAAAATACGATGCGTGGCAAGAACTTGATGGCATATAAGATAGGTGACGAACAGGAATGGTAGTATACGACAAGCAGTCCCTGAAAAGCCAACTGCACGTTTCGTCACCGACTTTATTCGGGTGGTATTAATGCTAAGCATGGCTAACCTCACCACCTGATAGGAGAGCGAGTCTCCAGAGGGGTTTATTATTTTGCCCTGTTCATAACTCGCTCTCCGCCTTGCTTTACATTCGTTTTGCTGATAACTAAACTATATATAGTTAAAAATAAGAAAGGAGAAATTATGGAAAATGAAACAAAATTGAAAACTATTAATGTCGATGTAAGTTTTATTGGTGAACCAAGATACGAAGATATTGATTATACAGAGTTTTACAGACGATGGAAAACTGTAAGAAATAATATCTTATCCTTACATACAATCAAAACTAGCGATAAAGTTGACCAATGTGTAGCTTTGTTTGATGAGTTAGTTGAAGCAAGTTTTAATAGAACTTGGGAATTACAACAAAAAGCTAAGGAGGAGTAATGTCAATTATAGAAATTATAAGTTATACGATATTATCGATAGTATTGATAAGTATGATAATAATTAATGAGAGGAGATTATAATGGGTTTAGATTGTTATATTGTTCATGGTAACGACCATGATAAACCATTTACGCACGAAGATGATGAACGTCTAAAAGACATTAACCTTTGCGGAGGTATGTTGAGCGGTTCTGGTAGTGATGGCTCATTTAGAGGTAAAGTATACGAGCCTTTAGTTGATGACCTTATGGAACATGAGGGTGGTATATGGCATAAATCAGATGACGATGACCCGCCATATGTTACAAGCGATGAACTAAAAGAACAGGCTGATGCGTTAGCTGAATATATACAAGCTAAAGTTGATTTTGCTGACGAAGATGGCATAGTTATCGGCGATGATGATATTGTCTATAGTTCAGGGGATGGCTACAATGAGTATAGCTATAAAGAACTCTGGGATTTATTAACATTATTGCGTGTTGCTAGTGAACGTAAGGCTATAATGCACGTATGGTGGTAGTGCTTTACTTTGGCTTTTTTCGTAAATATACTATATATAGGCTTAATTAAGAAAGGAGAAAGATTATGATATGTTCATTATGCCGAGACAAAATACCGACCGCACGAGCGAAACTAGGTTATTCGACTTGTACATCGTGTGGCGAAGAAGCTGCACAGCGACTAGCTGAACAGCGTAAAAAACAGATTGCACCTGCTTATAATAAAGGTGCGTATCAGTATATTACATTAGACGATACTAAAACTATTGGGAGGTAGTTATGAGTGAAAATTTAAAATCGAATATAAGAATCTGTAAAGACGTTTATGACACCAGACTTGGTAAAGGAAACTGGGCGTTGACTAATTATGGTGGGGGGACCAAAGTTGTTGTAAGAAACAAAGAGGGTTACCACTACGGATTTTGTCAGCTCGACCAAGACATGGTAGACGATATAAATTTCTTTTTTGGTAACGATGAAAAAACTTTATTAAGACATAGCTTTGGAGGTAAAGATGAATAATAAATATAAAGAATATTATGATTTGTTAGATACTATGCAAGAAACAGGACAGATGAATATGTATGGTGCAGCACAAATGTTACGTGAATTAGATGATGATTTAAGTAAGCATGAAGCTACTGATATCGCTGTATCTTGGATGAAACAAAAGGTAGTAAGCGATGAGTAGCTTAATACAAGAAAACGAAAAAATATTGATTTGTTGTTATTGTAAGTATAAATGGCATTATAAAACTCATGCTGAACATGAACAAGCATGTGAAGATGATAAGTTTGGTTATAGCACTTTAATTAGTTTTTATCCTTCAGGATTATATTTGTCTAATACTTATTATGGTGGGATAGTTCCAAAAGATAAAAAGGAAGTAGGTGTCATATACGATAAAAAAATAACTTATGAAGAATTTAACAAAATGTTACGTGATGATAGTATTGAAGGTGACATGTATGATTGGCATATGGAATATGAGTAGGTCAAGAGAAGAAACTTTAGTAAATTTGAGGGCTAATAATATTGAGCCTGATAAAGATTTTTTAGATGATTTTACAAAGTTTAGCGACTCTACTCAAGACGACCTTATTAAGACTTTCTTGAAGTTTCCAAACATAGAAAGTAGGTATAGATTTATAGATAGGAGTAAATTATGAGTGAAGATTGTAAAGGTAGAAGAATTAGTATTGGACCATGTGATATAAGGAACAGTCACAAAATAACTGCAGACGGAGTATTACAGAGCGTACTCGAATGTGAGATTTGCGGTAGAAGAGAAGTAGAATTATTTACCGATAAATACCCAGAAACCCATAAATATTATAAAGTGAAGAAGCCCAATGCCTGATAAAGAAGAAATACTTACAGCTATATTATGTTGGTTTTTAATCGGTTTATGGATTTATATCTACTACTAAACTGCTGTTTTATTTTGGCTTAAATCTTAGCTATACTATATAGGTTAAAAAAAGAAAGGAGAATATTATGAACGAAACATTTGAATTTAACACCATAAATAGTCCTAAAGAGCCTTTAGATAAAAAGGATTTGATTTTTAGTAAAGCCTACCCTAAAGAATTAGCCGAAAAGTTGAACGGCTCGATTCCTGTAGTTACTGATTTCTTTAGGAATGGTAATTATACTATTATGCGTATAAATGTTAATGATGGCTATCATGCTGTCTATCATTTCGAAGAATGTGCTGGAGTCTTAAACTCGACTCAATGTAAGTCTCACTTCGATGCAATCGTAAAAGCTGATACTGAATTTGTTCAAGAAATTGCGGGTAATGGAGGCTCATAACCTCTTTGCTCTTTGCTTTATTATGGGCATTTTGGTAGTTATACTTATAAAGTAATAAATTATTATTACGATAGAAAGGAGAAAGATATGAATATAGAAATATACGATATGGACGGTAAACAACTCAACGATAGTGGTGAGTGGAAAGAACTAGAACATGGAGGCGAATACTTTGTAGGAGCTGATGCTAGCGATTTCCCTAACATAGAGTTAGGTAAGGAAGTAGGTAGATACGAAGAAAACAACGAGCATTTTGTTTTCCACGTGAATAAAACCAACGGCTACAATTACCTTACGATAAGAATGCCAGGAGAAGGTGGTGACACAGCCATAGTTATGAGGTTAGCTACATTCGAAGATTGGCAACAATAAAGGAGAAAGATATGAATTACGCATTTGATTACATAAATAAACAACTCGATAACAATAGAGTTGACGAATGGCACTGTATGATACCACTATCAGAAGATGGAGGAGTATTGGCTGACGATATGGTTGATTGTGCTATACCAAAAGATGAAATACATAATTACCCTGACCCAGCTGATTATGTTTTAATAGTCAACGAAGAACGCAAAGGTTTCACTGAAGCAGATGTTATTGGCACCTCTGTGATACAATCGAAAGATTATATCTACCATATATTTAAAATAGGCGACGGACATGGATTCATGGCTTCAATTACTCGATTTAATAAAGTAAAACATGAAGTGACCAGAGAAGAATGGGAGAACAGTTACACTTGCGGATAACATTCGAAAGACCCTCGCCTAGTGCGGGGGTTTTTTATGTTCGTAGTAATCTGATATTGAATATATCGTATTAGTGTTTTTAAAAATAAAAAAGTTTTTTGTAAAAAATCTTCAAAACTACTAATATTTCTAATATTCTAATAGAATCAGTCTGTAACTCTCTTTGTTACTCTATTCTTTGACTTTTCAAATCTAATAGATTTTCTATTAGTTATTAGAAACTATGGTAAGATTACTAGAGGGCACGAGAAAAGTAATTTAGAAATTATCTTTTTCAATATATTTGTAATATCATTTGCTACAGCGAGGTATTACAATGAAAAAGCTAACTTATACTCATTTAGTTCCAACAGAAGATGGAAAAGCATTTGTTGACCAACAGGGTAAGACGTGGCAACCACTCAACTCAAAACAAAAAAGATTTTGTAAAGAGTATATCAAAGGACAAACAGCTACTGAATCGGCTATAAAAGCAGGGTATACCAAAGATAGGAAGGGTGCTAAGACACAAGGCAGTGTACTACTCAATCATAACCCAGTTGTACGAAACTATCTCATTGACTTGGAAATCCAAGCCTCAGAGAAGGAAGCAGTTTCTCTAGAGAACCACCTGTCCACTCTACACGACCTGCGAGAAGAAGCCAAGGACCAAGGTCAAATATCCGCTGCTATCACTGCAGAGGTTCATCGAGGCAAGGCGGGAGGACTCTACATCGATAGACGTGAGATACTCACCGCTAAAATCGATATGATGTCCAAGGATGACATACTCACTCGCCTCAAAGAATTAATTGCAAAAAAGACTGATAACATAATCGAAGGCGACTTCACCAAGAACCACTGACCGACGGAGCGATGGACGGACTTTGTACTGTTCTTTTTACTCCTTTACTTTGGTACCAATCCGTGATATGATATAGGTATATTAACTAGGGCTAAGCCCATTATCTAGAAAGGAGAATATTATGATAGATAAGAACTTTAAAGCAGCTAACCAAAAGGGGACTGCTAATTTAAACGCAGTTGTTACATTAGTAGCAACTCCTGAGGGTAAATTTCCCGCCCAAGCTGGGAAAATTATCGAGGCTTTACTAACTGCGAAAGACTACAGTCTTACAGTTGGTGAGTTGGTTGGAGAGGACGGTTCGAAAGAATCTATTCTCGAAAAGGTTGGATTGGTAACAGTCCAAACACCAATGGATATCTGGACTCATTACAGAGCTAGATTAGTCGAAGAAGGATTGATTACAATCAGCTAACCTTCGACTGGTTCCAAAAGGGCGACTTCGGTCGCCTTTTTTGTGCTCTACTCTAGTCTACTCTATCGCTCTACTCTATCCTTCCCCTCTATCTATCCAATCCCTTTCCCATGAATCCTAATCCATGAATCCTAATCCTTCGCTCCTTCGGTGGTAAAATATAACCTAACTAACTTAACTAACATATATAAATTAATTAAACTAATTTAATTAAAAGTATTGACATATATTATAATTAATATAATATTAACAATATGAATACAAAAAATAACCCTAATAAAGGTGCGGTTGATACAACCAAGAAACAAAATGTATCACAATTTAAGGCTAGACAATCAAGAGCTAGGCTTAATGATAAACAGCTTATCAGTATTAATACTGAAAAGGCTAAGGTGGTATTTGATACTATGCCTACGCAAGTACAACTACTAATTATGAATATTGACCAACTCGTTATAGATAACGATAAGTGTACATTACTTATGTTAAATAATAAATGGTCTGATGAGTATGACTATGAACAAGACGCAAGTACTGTTTTAGCTCACTACTTATCTAAGTTTGCTAACCTAGGTAATAAAACTTATAAAGGTTTTACTAGCGAAGAACTTAATATATTTAACATAGGTTAAAACTTAACCTAATAACCTAAGGGGCTTTCTAGCCCCTTTTTTATGTCTACTCTACTAACTTAAAAACTACCCCTTACAGGCTACCCCTATACCCCCTAGACCTACTGCTGCGCACCCACCCTCACGCCACCCTTAGTTCCAGCCTCAAAATCCTATCTACTTTACAAATAAGTCCCTAGTAAAAAAATTTTGCGAAAAAAATTTTTACGGTTATACTTTTGTTATGAAAAAGATACTGAACATCGTCGGTGCAGTCGCACCAACACTTGGTTCGGCATTAGGCGGTCCACTAGGCGGTATGGCGTCAAACGTCATTTCTAAAGTTTTAGGTGTTGATAATAACCAACAAGCAATAGAACAAGCTCTTTCTAACGCAACTCCTGAACAGTTGTTAGAGATTAAAAAAGCAGAAAAAGATTTTGAAGTTAAAATGAAAGAGTTAGGTGTCAAAGTTTTCGAACTTGAAACACAAGATAAACAAGACGCACGAACCAAGTTTAGCAAAGATTGGACAGCACGTATTATTGGTATAGCCATGGTCATGGGTTTTCTTGGTTACATTTTTCTAGTAACATTACAACCACCAGAACAAAACAGCGAAGCATTAATTAATTTAGTGCTTGGATATTTAGGAGGATTAGCTAGTGCAGTAATAAGTTTCTACTTCGGTGCGTCTAATACAGAAAAATAGTCCGCCGACAAAGAAACTCATTCATTGTTTAAACTACTTTACTTATTATGGCTGAAAGACCAGAATCTATAATAGCACCAATACCTCCATCAACAAATCCTGTACTTGAAAGATTTTTCGATTATCTAAATGAACCATTAAGAACTGAAGACCCTCTTAAAAATCTTTTAGCAGGTGTTGTAGGCACTGATAAACGTATGGGGCTTGGAGATTTTATTCCTGGATTATCTACAGAACTAGCTAAACGTAGAGGAGACGAATTAGGTCAAGCGTTAAGTTATTTAGATGTTTTAGGTGGTGGTGGCACTGGGGTCAAATTAGGCTCTATCTTTTTATTAGAAAGGAAAAAACAATTAGAAAAAGCAATTAAAGACATAGACGATGGTGTTGACCCTATATTATCTAAAAATCCATTTACAAGGATAAGTTTAGTTGAAGAATTATCTAAAGTTAAAAAACAAATCGCTGCCGATAAAGAAACTGCAAAACGTTATGGAGAAATGACTGATGAAATATTAGGTGGTGGTAAATCATCTCCTTCATCTCCTCTTGTGACAAAGTTCAGTAATGACCGTGCAGCCTTACTAAAAGAAATAGAAAAAGCAGATGAAAAAATAGGTAGCTTACAATACAGTAAAGAAAAACCAAAAGTTGATAGAAAAAAACTGACTGATGCTATACGTGAACGTTCTCGTCTTTTATTTAAACTAAGTGCAATAGATAATGAAGCTAATTTTATTAACAAATCCATCAATAAAACCCAAAAAGATATAATATTTAAAATATTTGCTGAGGGGGGTAATCAGGCAAGAAAAGCAGTAAAACGTCACCCAGAACTAGCAGCAGAATATATAAATAAAGGTAATAATATTTCATCCGTAAAAGGATTTAAATTAGACCCAGATGTAAGAGGTCTTGAACCTCCAGGATTTACACCTAATTTCCCGATAGGTAGAGAACAAGGAACTTTTAATTTTGAAGGTATTACAAGTCAGTTACCAAAACGTGATGAAATTTTTGGTCCTAATATACCTAAAGGAGAACGTGATTTTAGAAACTTTTCAGCTAATATAACTATAGATGATATAATCGAAGCAGTAGATAGACAAGAAAAACAAAGACGTAAAAGAGGTGAAATCGATGATATCGATGATTTCTTAAGTTATTTTAGTAAAAATAGACAATTAGAAGGTTTTAACCCTAAGAATAAAAAGTAATCTTGTCTGATAAATTAAAATCTTTAAAAAATATAGACCTCAGTCATTTAACAACTGCTGAAGCTAAAGAGTTTACTATTCTTTTAGAAGAATTAGAAAAACGTGAACACCAAATAAAATCAACAAGTAGTTTTTTAGATTTCGTTACAGCTATTTGGTCAGAATTTATATCTGGGGAACATCATGCAAAAATGGCAAAAGCCTTTGACGATATTGCTAGTGGTAAATTAAAACGTTTGATAATTAATATGCCACCAAGACATACAAAATCTGAATTTGCTTCACATTTATTTCCTGCCTACTTATTAGGTAAAAATCCAAAACTAAAAATTATAGAAGCTACCCACACTGCCGACCTTGCAATTAATTTTGGTAGAAAAGTTAGAGATTTAATCGATAGCGAAGAATATAATCAGCTTTTTCCTGAAACAGAACTAAAAGCAGATAGTAGAAGTGCAGGTAAATGGTTAACAAATAAAGGCGGTGAATACTATGCTGCTGGTACTGGTGGTGCTTTAGCGGGTAGAGGTGCTGATTTGTTTATTATTGACGACCCACATTCCGAACAAGACGCTATGTCTGATAAAGCATTAGACGAAGCATACGAATGGTTCATGACTGGACCACGTCAAAGGTTACAACCTGGAGGTGCAATCGTTATTGTCATGACCCGTTGGTCTAAAAAAGATTTAACAGGTAGATTAATTAAGAAAATGGCACAAGAAAAAGGTGCTGACCAATGGGAAGTTATAGAATTTCCTGCTATTTTACCTAGTGGTACCCCACTTTGGTCTAATTTTTGGTCGAAAGATGAGTTAGAAAGTATAAAAGCCTCTGTTAGTCCATCAAAATGGGCTGCACAATACATGCAAAGACCCACAGGTGAAGGTATTTCTATCATTCCTAAAGACTGGTTTATGGTATGGGACCAAGAAAAACCACCAACATGCGATTATTTGATACAAAGTTATGATACAGCGTTTTTAAAAAGCGAAAGAGCTGACTTTACTGCTATAACTACATGGGGTGTTTTCTATCCTGAAGGTAAAATCGGCGATGAAATGTATGATGGCGACGAAGCACACTTAATTTTAATAGATTGTGTTAAAGAAAGATTCGATTTTCCTGAATTAAAACAAGAAGCTATGCGATTATACGAATATTGGGCACCAGATAACGTAATTATCGAGGCAAAAGGGTCAGGATTACCACTTATACAAGAATTAAGGCGTATAGGTATACCTGTAAACACTTTTAGTCCAGGAAAAGGACAAGATAAGATAGCAAGATTAAATTCTGTGTCGCCAATTTTCCAAGATGGACGAGTTTGGGTGCCTGATAACCGTTTTGGTGAAGAACTTATGGAAGAAGTTAGTGATTTTCCTGGTGGTGAAAACGATGACCTCGTTGACGCAACAACTTTAGCGTTAGCACGCTTTAGAGCAGGTGGATTTTTACAACTTTCGACTGATATGGACGATGAGCCAAGCTACTTTCCAACGCAAAGGGTTTATTATTAGTAAAAATAGGACTATGATACGAAAATATGGCTATAGAAAAACAAGCAATACCACAACCTATTCAGCCTGACCAAGAAGTCGAGCTAGAATTAGTACCAGAACAAAATATTGATGATTTAGAAGTAACTATTAATGCTGACGGCAGTGTTGTAATAGGTGAAGAAGAAAATCAACAAGTAACAGGCAAGTTTGGTGAAAATTTAGCCGAAGTTATCGACGATAACGAACTAAATTCAATAGCACAAGAATTAATACAAAGTTTTGAAGAAGATTTAGATTCTCGTAACGATTGGTTTAGAACTTATAGCGAAGGTTTAGATTTATTAGGTATAAATAGCGATAATAGAACAGAACCATTCATCGGTGCTTCTGGTGTACACCACCCAATACTTGCAGAAGCTGTTACCCAGTTTCAAGCACAAGCATACAAAGAATTATTACCAGCAGGTGGACCTGTAGATACAGAAGTATTAGGTGTTACTGATAATTTAAAAATGGAAAAAGCTAATAGAGTTAAAAACTTTATGAATTATCAAATCACCTACAAGATGGAAGAATATGACCCAGAGATGGACCAATTATTATTTTATCTTCCGCTATCAGGTTCAGCATTCAAAAAAGTTTATTATGACCCTGCAGTAGGACGGGCAGTAGCTAGATTTGTAAAATCTGAAGATTTAGTTGTTCCTTATTACGCAGTTGACTTATTAACTTCACCAAGAATAACACACGTTATACATATGTCACCCAATGACCTGAAAAAATTACAAATATCAGGTTTATATAAAGATATGGAAATGATGGACCCAGAGGGGGGTTACGATAATACAGATGTTGATTCAAAAATAGATGAATTACAAGGATTAAGTAGAACAGCTAACGATGAAGAATATACTTTATTAGAAATGCATGTAAATTTAGATTTAGATGGTTTTGAAGATAAAGATGAAAACGGAGAACCAACGGGATTAGCTTTACCTTACATAGTAACTATATGTAAAGATAATAGTAAAATTTTAGCTATTAGACCTAATTACGATGAAAAAGACCCAATGCGTAAAAAGATAGAATACTTTACTCATTACAAGTTTCTTCCAGGATTAGGTTTTTATGGTTTTGGTTTAATACATATGATGGGGGGCTTAACTAAATCAGTTACTGCGATACTTAGACAACTTATCGATGCAGGTACGTTAAGTAATTTACCTGCAGGTTTTAAATCTAGAGGATTAAATATCCAAAGACATGATGACCCTTTACAACCTGGAGAGTGGAGAGATGTCGATGCTCCTGGTGGTAGATTACAAGATGCATTTTTACCTTTACCTTATAAAGAACCAAGCGGAACATTAAATGCTTTATTAGGAGGTTTAGTTGATGCAGGTAAAAGATTTGCTGCTACCGTAGAAAATCCTACTGGTGATGGTAATAGTGAAGCACCTGTTGGAACAACTGTAGCATTATTAGAAAAAGGTCAACGTATTATGTCAGCTATACATAAACGTTTACATTACGCACAACGTAACGAATTTAAAATTTTAAAAAGAGTATTCGGTGAGTTTTTACCGCAAGAATATCCTTACCAAGTACAAGGTGATAACAAAAGTGTTTTTAGAAATGATTTCGATAATAGTGTTGATGTAATACCTGTTAGCGACCCTAATATTTTTAGTATGACGCAAAGAATAACATTAGCACAAACACAGCTACAAATGGCACAATCAGCACCTGATATTCATGATTTAAAAGAAGCGTACCGTAAAATGTATTTAGCTTTGAATGTTAAAGATATTGATGCTTTATTACCACCTGACGAAGATATACCACCTAGAGACCCAATATCAGAACAACAAGCCGCTATGAAAGGCGAACCAATTAAAGTTTATGATTTCCAAAATCAAGAAGCATATATTGCAGCACATAGCGCATTTTTACAAAACCCTATGATGCAACAAAACCCTATCGCTTTACAAAGTATAGGTGCTAATATTCAAGAAAGACAAGCCATACTTTATAGAGTACAAATAGAACAAGCTCTTGGACAACCATTACCCTCTATGGAAGACGGTCAGATGCCACCAGAAGTTATGAATGAAATAGCAGTCGCTGCAGCAACTGCAACACAACAAGTAACTGGTCAGGCACAAGCTATGGCACAAGCACAAGCTATGGCACAACAAAACCCACAAGTAGAGATGTTCCAACAACAGTTACAATTAGAAAGAGACCAACTAGCACAAAAAGAACAAGAAGATTTACGTGACAAAGATATAGAAATGATGCGTATAGACGCACAAAGAGAAGCAACACAAACTAGAGCTGCAATAGACTTAGAAGAGTTACAAGCAAAAACTAATAATGATGAAATCAAAAATTTAAATGAAGTTTTAAAAACCGTTCGTGAAACACGAACTAATCAAGGAGAAGAAAATGAGTAATTTTAATAAAGCTGATTATCCATCTCCTAAATCGCAAGGTGCAAAACAGAAAATGTCTGTGCCTTCGATGGAGGACACAACTAAGTCTGAAGTTGTGAAAGCAGGTGAACTTAATATGGATTCTGATGGCAAAGTTGTCGGTAAAGAATCAAAAGTAAAAGCTGCTTATGGTCAGACAAAAGGCTTACTTTGGTATAACTATATTAAATAGTGGACCATATAAGACTTATGGAGCATTTGCTCCAAAAATATCGTGAAAGAATAGATTCTCTCACGCAAACGCTTGCTTCTGGAAGTATTGAAAATTTTGAACAATACCAACGGATAGTAGGTGAGATAAACGGTTTGAGTTTTGCAGAACAAGAAATTCAAACAATTCATTCTAATATGGAGGATGCACAATGAATAACAAGGTTATTCCAAGTCGGGTAGATAATTTTGGTAGTGATAAGTTAAAAGAAGAAATATCTGAAAACGAAATCACACCAGAAAACTACGAATCTCATGCAGATAAGTTACCACGTCCTACGGGGTATCGTATCTTAATTTTACCTTTTGCACAAAAAAGCGTAACTAAAGGTGGCATACATATAGCAAAACAAACAATCGATAAAGAACGTTTGTCTACTGTAGTAGGTCATGTCGTTGCACTTGGACCTGATGCCTATGCGGACACTATTAAGTTTCCCGAAGGAGCATGGTGTAAAAAAGGTGATTGGGTAATCTTCGGCAGATATGCAGGTGCACGTTTTCAGATAGAAGGTGGCGATATGCGACTTCTAAATGATGATGAAATACTTGCAGTTGTTGACGACCCAGAAGCAATAATATCATAATTAACAGGAGAAATTATGCAAGATAATAATCAAGCTGAAAATATAGAATTAGTTTTACCAGATGAAGAACAAGAAACAACAGAAGAAGCTGTTGTAGAAGAAGTTCAAACAACTGAATTAGAACATAAAAACGAACTAGATGAAGTTAGTGAAAGCGTTAAAAAACGTATAGATAAACTAACTTACAAAATGAGAGAAGCTGAACGCCAAAGAGATGAAGCATTAAATTATGCAAAATCTATAAACTCTAGTAATACTGAATTAAAAGAAAAATTAAAAAATTCAGACACTTCCCTTTTCAAAGAGTACGATAGTAGAGTACAATCTGATATTGAAAGAGCCAAAATACATTTAAAAGAGGCTCAGGATGCAGGAGATGCAGAGGCTATAGCAAATGCTACAGAAAAATTATCTCGTGCTAGTGCTGAAGCAGAGAACTTAAAAAGGTTACAAGCACAGCAAGCAATAAGAGATAAAAAAGAAGAGCAGATTGTAGAGCAAGAACCAGTCCAACTACAGACTGATACACCTAAAGCCCCTGACCCAAGAGCAGAGGAGTGGGCAAAAGAAAACAGTTGGTTTGGCACTGATACAGTCATGACTTTTGCAGCTTTTGGCATTCATAGACAATTAGTAGAGGAGGAAGGGTATGACCCGACTTCTGAAGACTACTATAAGGAAGTAGACAATAGGATGAAAGCAAATTTTCCTACAAAGTTTTCGCAAGAGCAACAAACCCCCGTGCAACAAGTTGCTGCCTCAACTCCTGGAGTTGCTGGTAAGAAAGGAGCACGCAAAGTAAAATTGACGCCAAGTCAAGTAGCTATTGCTAAGAGATTAGGCGTCCCACTAAAAGAATATGCTAAGCATATCGAAGGAGTATAAAATGACAGATGATATAAAACATACAGAAGTCGTAACAGACAGAAACTCTAGGTCTGCAGAGACACGAGACTCTCAAACTCGCAGTAAACCTTGGACACCCCCATCCATGTTGGATGCACCCACCCCACCTCCTGGATATAAGTTCAGGTGGATTCGTGAATCAACTAGAGGCAACGATGATAAATCTAATATGTCTAAACGTATTAGAGAAGGATATGAACCTGTGAGAGCAGAAGATTATCCTGACTTCGAAGCTCCAAGTATTGACCACGGACGTAATAAAGGAGTTATTGGTGTTGGAGGACTAATACTCGCAAAAGTACCTGAGGAAACCGCAAAATCAAGAAATGATTATTTTACAGCGCAGGCAAAGTCTGCAATCGACGGTGTTGACCAGAATCTTATGCGAGAAAGTGACCCTAGAATGCCTTTAAATAAAAGTGATATTAAAAGGACTTCTAAGGTTGAATTTGGTAGTAGGAATAATTCCGACGATTAATATTAACTATAAAAACATAGGAGTAAAAAATGGCTAATACAAACGCCCCTGATGGATTTACCCCTGCGTATCATATGTATGGTGGTGTTATTCGTCCTGCAAGAATGAGAATTGCTAGTGGAACTTCAGCTTCAATATTTAGTGGAGACGTTGTTAACCTATCTAGTGGTTATGTAATTCAAGGCACGGCGACAGGCACACCAGTTGGCGTATTTTACGGGGTATTTTTTACAGCAACTGATGGTACACCTACGTTTTCTAAAGTGTGGACAGGCGGAACTGCAACACAAGGAACTAATGATGCGATTGCATTAGTATACAATGACCCTGGAATTGTATACGAAGCACAATTTACAGCGGGTACACCTGCAGTGAGCTTCATTGGTGATAAGTACACTCTTTCAACAACTGCAGGTAGCACAGTTACTGGCAGGTCAAAAGAAGGAGTTACAGCTACAACATCTAGTGGTGTAGCTTTGTGTGTAGGCTTTGCATTAAATCCTAGTAATGAAATAGGTGCTAATGCTAGAGCGTACTTCACGTTCCCAACAAACACTTTCGCAGTATAGTATAGGAGTAGATAATGGCAATTAACAGAGCACAACTTGTAAAAGAACTTGTTCCTGGCTTACATGCTCTCTTTGGATTAGAATACGACAGCTACGAAAACCAACATGAAGAAATCTTCGACACAGAAAGTTCTGAAAGAGCTTTTGAAGAAGAAGTTATGCTTTCTGGTTTTGGCGAAGCACCTATTAAAGGTGAAGGAGCAGCTGTTGTTTATGATACTGCACAGGAATCGTTTACATCAAGATATACACACGAAACCATAGCCTTGGCTTTCGCATTGACTGAAGAAGCTATCGAAGATAATCTCTACGATACACTTTCTTCAAGATATACAAGAGCTTTAGCAAGGTCGATGAATACAACAAAGCAAGTTAAAGCAGCTAATGTTTTAAACAATGCTTTTAATTCATCATTTCCTGGAGGAGATGGAAAAGAGTTGTGTGCGACAGACCATCCTACTGTAGGCAACATTGATTTAAGAAATGAATTGTCAACAGCATCGGACTTAAACGAAACTTCATTAGAGCAGTCATTGATTGATATCGCTGACTTCAAAGATGAAAGAGGTTTAAAAATCAACGCACAAGCAACTAAGCTCATAATTCCACCAGCATTACAATTCGTAGCTGATAGACTTATGGAGTCTCCTGGACGTGTGCAAACATCAGATAATGATATCAACGCAATCAGAAACATGGGTATGGTCCCACAAGGTTATGTTGTTAACAACTATCTGACTGATACAGACGCATTCTTTATCAAAACAGACGTACCTAATGGCTTAAAACATTTCATTAGAACACCAGTGCAAACAAGCATGGAAGGTGATTTCGAAACAGGTAATGTTAGATATAAAGCTAGAGAACGTTATAGTTTTGGTTTTAGTGATTGGAGAGGTATTTTTGGCTCTCCTGGAGCGTAAACAAGCTAACTTGTTTTTTAAGGGGACTTCGGTCCCCTTTCTTTTTTGTTTTAGATAATATAGAATGAAGACATTCTAGGTAATATTAACAATCTATCGACTGACCTAGCAGACAAGCCAAGACGGTAGATTTATTAAGGAGACTTAATATGGCAAAGAGCACATTCTCAGGTCCCGTAAAATCTTTAGCGGGATTTATTTCAGCAGGTAATGCAGTAGTTGTTAGTTTAACAGCAGATACTACTTTATCGGTTGAGTCACACGCAGGTAAAATATTAACATGTAATGACGCTGATGGTAAATTTACTTTACCAAGTATCGTTGCTACTGACCCTGGAGATAATAGCGACCCGAATCAATTAAATAATTTAGGTGCTTCTTTCTTCTTTGTAGTAGAAACTGCAGCTACAGATATGGATATTTTAACAGACGGTACTGATAAGTTCGTCGGTGGACTTTATACTGGTAAAGATGACGCTACAGGTAAAACATTTATTTCTGGTGCATCTAATGATGTCATCACTATGAATGGTTCTACTAAAGGTGGTCTTGCGGGTAGTATTGTTAAAGTAACCGCTATAGCATCAGCAAAATACGCAGTAGAAGGCATAATTTTAGGCTCAGGCACTATAGTTACACCATTTGCTGACGCATAATAGGAGGTCACGATGAGTTCATCAGATGTAAAAGCGTCTAAGGCTTTGACTGCAACTGGACAACTTCAAGGTTTTATTGGTAGTGGTGCAGGCACTGCGACTAATTTAGGACCTATTAGAATCCAATCGATACAAGCACAATCTAGTGCAGCTGATGGTGAAATTAAAATCTATGACGGCACTGGTGCTTCAGGCACTAAACTGTTAATACATTTTAAATTTGGTTCAGCAGCTAATGAGAGTTTCGACCATTACATACCGAATGACGGTGTGAAGTTTGGAACTGGTGCATATGTTGTATTGGCTAATTGTGACTTTTTTGTAGCATACTATAACTAATATGGCTACGTCAGGTACAAGAACTTTTTCAGTTAATGTAGCTAACGCAATCGAAGAGGCGTACGAACTTGCAGGTTTGGAAGCTCGTACGTCTTATGATGCAGTAACTGCCAGACGTTCTCTAAACATTATGTTTGCTGACTGGAATAACAGAGGCATACAGATGTGGGAAGTTGCTAAAGTTGAACTAACATTAACTAAAGGCACTAATGAATATAATATTAATTCTTTTGACATAGATATCTTAGACGCATATATCGAAAGAACGGTTAATAATGTTATAACAGACCATAGTTTAAGTAGAATGGATAGAAATGAATATGTGGGTATACCTAATAAATTGACTGAAGCTAGACCCACACAATACTGGTTAGAAAGGCTAACAACACCAAAAATACACCTTTATCCAACACCAGAGAACTCAACCGACAAACTGGTTTACTATGTATGGAGAACTATCGAAGATATAGACGCTTCAGACCAAGATATAGATGTTCCTAATAGATTTTTACCTTGTTTAACTTCTGGATTAGCTTATTACTTATGTTTAAAAAAGAACACACAAAAGTTACCTATACTTAAACAACAATACGAACAAGACTTATTAAATGCTATTAAGTATGATGAAGATAGGTCACCGCTTAAAATAGTTCCTAAAAGGCAATATATCTAATGTCCTACGCTTCTGGTAAATACGCATACTTTATATGTGATGTTTGTGGATTTAGGTATAGATATACTAATGCTAGAATGACATGGGATAATTCTAAAGTTTGTCGTGAGTGTTATGAGCCAAAACATCCACAGTTAGACCCACCACCGCTTACTGCTGATGCTGAAGCCCTACACCAACCTAGACCAGAAGTTGATTTACCACAAACACAATTAGGTTTAGTTAAAACAACCAACCAAGCTGCTGCTGGAATGACTTTTCAAAGTGACCCTATTGGTAGTAAACTAGAGGGCACAAGAGCTGTCACAGGTTTAGGCAGTGTAACAGTGAGTATTACATAATGGCAGGATTTACGTACAGCACATTAAAAACAGCAATACAAGATTATTTAGATAATAGTGAAACTACTTTTACAAACAATTTAAATAATTTTATCCAAACGACTGAAGAAAGAATACTTAAAAACGTACAATTACCTGTATTTCGTAAGAATGTGACAGGAACTCTAACGCAAGATAATACATATTTATCAACACCCACAGACTATTTATCTACTTTTAGTTTAGCTTTAATAGATGGCAGTAATAATTATTCGTATTTATTATTAAAACAAGTTTCATACATTAGAGATTACACACCACAACAAGCTACTACAGGCAAACCCCTTTACTATGCACAATTTGATGATAATACTTTTATTGTCGCACCTACACCGAATAGTAATTATAATGTAGAGCTACATTACTACTATAGACCTAATTCTTTAACAACTTTAGGAGATAGTGGGCAAAGTTGGTTATCTGAAAACGCACCGAATGCTATGTTATTTGGTAGTTTAGTAGAAGGTGCATTGTTTATGAAATCCGACCCACAAACTATAGCTTTATATGAAAGTAAATTTCAAGAAGCTCTTGCTACATTGAAGTTATTAGGTGAGTATAAAAATGTTAGGGATGAAGCTAGAAACGACCAACCAAAAATTAATCCAGGAGCAATGAATGTTTAGTGTAGATGTGAAAACAACTGTGGGTGATATAAATGTACAAACCACCCAAAATAAAGGTTTAAGTCCAGAATATTGGACAGAAAGAATAATGGAAAGACTTATTAGTATTAGCGATAATGCAACACCTGAAGTAAAAGCACAGGCACAAGCATTTAAAGATAATATGACACAAGTCGTTTTATTATATTTAAAACAAGCTATTATGAGCGATAGAGCAACGGTAGCAGGTTTATTAGATAAACAAGGTCATAAAGATATGGCTAATATTATAAGGAGGCTGTAATGGCAATAACACAAGCAATGTGTACTTCATTTAAAAAAGAATTGATGACAGCTACACACAATTTTACTAATTCGAGTGGTAATACATTCAATCTTGCTTTATATACAAGTTCTGCGTCACTAGATGCAAGCACAACTGCATACACAACAAGTAATGAGGTTAGTGGCACTGGTTATACTGCAAAAGGTGGAGCACTAACAAATGTAACACCTACAACATCAGGCACAACTGCTTTGACGGATTTTGCAGATTTAACTTTTAGTTCTGCAACAATAACTGCAAATGGAGCATTAATATTTAATGATAGTGCTTCGGGCGACCCTGCTGTAGCAGTGTTGGCATTTGGTGGAGACAAAACTTCAACAAATGGTGATTTTACAATACAATTCCCCACAGCAGACGCCTCGAACGCTATTATACGAATAGCTTAGATAAATGTCGGTCGGTTGGGGTCGTTCTACATGGGGGACTGGTCCTTGGGGTCAGCCTGCCTCAGTAAGCGTTACTGTCAGTGTTACAGGAATCGCTGGCACTTCTAGTTTAGGCTCTGAAACAGTAATATGTGATGCAAATATATCACAAACAGGATTTGCTGGTACATCTAGTTTAGGTTCTATAGTTATCGTTGCTGCCTCTAACACGACCGTTACAGGACTAGCAGGAACATCAGCATTAGGCTCTGAAACAGTTGTTGCACAGGCTTTAATAAGTGTAACTGGTTTTAGTGCAACATCTGCACTCGGTGATGAGACTGTAACTGCCACAGCTACTATTTCAGCCACAGGTAACGCAGGAACTACCGCTTTAGGTGATGAAACTGTTATAGCGGCTGCAAATATATCAGCTACAGGTAATACAGGTACTTCAGCGTTAGGTAATGCAATAACTGCAGGTGCTGCAGTAACAGGAGTATCTGGCACCGCCTCAGCAGGCACCTTGGGTGATGAGTCAGTAACTGCTGGTGCAACAGTGGTTGTTACTGGTTTATCAGGAACTTCTGCACTAGGTAGTGTAAGTTTAAGCACCGATAATGTGCTTGCTGTATCTGGACTATCAGGAACTACAGGTTTAGGAAGTGTAGTGATAATTGCTCCAGCTTTAATAGTTGTTACAGGAGTTAGTGCAAATGGTGAAACGGAAAAAGTTAATGTTTGGGGCTTAGTAGACGATGCACAGACAGCTAATTATAGTAACGTTTCGACTACTCAAACTGCAAGTTATAGTGATGTTACAGATACACAAACACCAAATTGGAAAGAAGTTGCTTAATATTTATAAAAATATAGTGTACAATCAAACAAGTCGGAGGATTAAATGGCTACATATGTAAATGATTTAAGATTAAAAGAAATCGCAACGGGAGATGAATCAGGCACTTGGGGGACATCCACCAATACCAACTTAGAGCTTATTGCAGAGGCATTTAGCTTTGGTACAGAGGCAATAACTACTAACGCAGACGCTCATACTACAACTATAGCAGATGGGTCAACAGACCCAGGAAGAAGTATTTATCTTAAATATACAGGTGCTCTAGATAGTGATTGCACTATTACTATTGGACCAAACACAGTATCAAAACTATGGTTTATAGAAAATGCAACAACTGATTCAGGAAGTAGTGGACCTTATAATATTATAATTTCGCAAGGTAGTGGTGCCAATATAACCATACCTAACAGTCATGTGAAAGCGATATATTCAGATGGTGCTGGTTCTGGTGCAGCTATGGTTGATGCATTTACTGATTTAAACTTAGCTGGTACTACTACAACATCATCATTAAATGTATCAAGCGATTTAGATGTTGATGGTACAGCCAACTTAGATGTAGTTGATATAGACGGAGCTGTAGATATGGCTTCTACTTTACAAGTAGATGGAGCTATAACTTTTAGTAGCACATTAAATGGAATAGATATTTTAGCCGATGCTACAAACTTTACTGACAGTATTTTAATAAGTCAAAATGCAAGTACAGGCACTTTAGATGCTGCCACTAATAACACAGGTCTAGGTGATACTGTATTTGCAGCATTAACAAGTGGTGATAATAATGTTGGTATAGGTGCTGATTCCCTAAAAGCATTAACTACAGGCAGTGGTAATGTAGGAGTGGGTTTTGCCGCATTAGAAGCTAATACTACAGCTTCAAACAACACAGCAGTTGGATTCACAGCTTTACTGTCAAATACCACAGGTACACAAAACACGGTATTAGGTTCTGCTGCACTAGATGCAAATACTACAGCAAGCAATAATGTAGCAATAGGCTATGCATCACTAACCTCTAATACAACAGGTACAACAAACACATCTGTTGGTGCTTTGTCTTTACAAGAAAATACTACAGCGAGTAATAATACAGGTGTCGGTTACTTATCTTTAGGAGCAAACACTACAGGCGACCAAAACACAGCAGTCGGTGCAAATTCTGTTGATGCAAATACAACAGGTATCAGACTTACAGCGATAGGCTATGAATCTTTAACTGCAAATACAACAGGTAATAATAATACAGCTTTAGGACATACAGCATTAGCTGCTAACACAACTGGTTCTCAAAATGTCGCAGTTGGATATAACACTTTAACAGCTAATACTACAGTTAATAATATGACTGCTGTTGGAACAGATGCTTTTGCTGCTAATACAAGTGGAGATAAAGGAGTTGCTATTGGTTTTGCAGCACTTACTGCTAATACTACGGCTGTTCACAACACTGCGGTAGGCTTTCAAGCACTCACAGCAAATACAACTGGCGGAAACAACACCGCAGTTGGTAAAGGTGCTCTAGACGCTAACACGACAGCCACAAACTGTACGGCGGTCGGTGTAGATTCTTTAGGTGCAAACACCACAGGTATAAATAACACCGCTCTAGGTTCTTTAAGCATGACATTAAATACTACTGGTGCAAGTAACGCAGCTGTTGGAGTTGGTGCTTTAGATGCTAATACAACTGGCGACCAAAATGCAGCTTTAGGTAGTAGCTCACTAGGAGAAAATACTACAGCCAATAATAATTCAGCACTTGGCTATTTGGCTTTGGGGGTAAACACTACAGGAACAAGAAATGTAGCAGTGGGTGCATTAGCACTTAGCTCTAATACAACTGCAAATGATAACACTGCAGTAGGTGGTGGAACATCTGGAGTAGCTTTTGCTGCACTTAATTCTAATACAACTGGTACTTTTAACACTGCTGTCGGTGTTGGTGCATTAGGAGCTAATACTACAGCGAGTGAAAATACTGCATTAGGTTATTCTGCTTTATTAGACAATACCACTGGTGAATCTAATACTGCTCTTGGAAAAGATGCCCTTAGAGCAAATACAACAGGTTCAAACAATGTAGCAGTTGGTATAGATGCATTAACATTATGCACAACAGGTGGTGGAAATGTAGTCATGGGTGCTAGTGCAGGACAAGATTTAACTACTGGTAGTTCAAATACATTTGTAGGTCTTCGTACAGGACAAAATATTACTACTGCTGGTAGTAATACAGCTATGGGTGTTGATGCATTAGAAGATGCTACAACAGCAGCCGATAATACTTGTATTGGAACAAACGCAGGAGCAAACTTAACATCAGGCTCTAATAATTTAATGTTAGGTAAAGAAGCAGGTAAAGCAGGAAGTCCGGGTGGACAAAGAACAAGCCATAATAATAGAATTGGTTTAGGTAATGGAGATATTATAACTTTTAGTTGTCAGGTTGCATTATCAGTTGCATCAGATGAAAGAGATAAAACAGATTTTACTGATTTAGATATAGGACTAGATTTTGTAAAACAAATGAAACCATATACTTATAAGTGGGATAAAAGACATAAGTATGTAGATTGGAAGAAAAACCCAGATACAGATTTAAACTCTATTACACATGATGGAACACATAAAGAAGATTGGTTAGATGTAGGATTTAAAGCTCAAGATGTTGAAATATTAGAAAAAGCAGCAGGTTATGATAAAGATAATAAGACTAATTTAGCTATTGAGTTATCAGAAGATGGAAAAGCATATAGTATGAAATATGAAAAATTAATTCCTATATTAGTAAAAGCAATACAAGAACTAGAAGCTAGAGTGGCAACTTTAGAAAGTTAAATTTAAAAGGAGAATAAAATGGCAGTAACAAAAACATTAACCAAATGCACACCTTATGTAAACTCATCTAATAAAGTAGATAAGTGGGATATAGATATGAAGTATGAAAATGGAAGTGAAGGTGATAGCACTTACTACACTTCTACTTTTAGTATCACAGTGCCACAATTAGATAAAAATGAAAATGCAAACTTTACACTTAAAGCTAAAAGTAGTTGGACTAATGCTAACTTAGTTGCTATATGTCCTGTGTCACATTGGGACACAGTATTTGCTAGTCAAGTAGATAGCGTAATCACTAACCCGCCAACAGTAAGCACACCAGACAACGACTTTAATGTTCCTAGTTAATTATGAACGAACATAGCTTTCAAATTCATAAGGAAAAAAAATGACTAAACAAAACCAAGAACCAGTGGTAGTGTTAGATGACAAAGAAATGAAAGTGTCCGATTTAACACCACAACAACAATATTTACACAGACAAATACTTGATTTGAATAATAAGAAACAACAAACAGAATTTCAATTAGACCAAATTAATGCTAGTTTGAGTGTGTTTAATAATGCTTTTATAAATTCAACAAAAGAACAAGCAGATGAAGTTTTAAACGATAATATTCCAGAGGAGGAAAACTAAAATGATGTGGTTAAATATAATTATGTGGATTACAGCAATAATATCTATAGCATCTGTTATAGCAGCTATAACACCAACACCAAAAGACGACCATTGGTTTAGTCATATATATAAGATTATCGACTGGTGCGCTCTTAATATAGGTAAAGCAAAGGATAAATAGTGCCTACTGTAAAGGACGCTTTAGCAGAACTTAATGCACATGAGAGAGAATGTGCAATACGTTATGAATATATAGAAAAAAGATTAGATGAAGGTTCTGCTAAATTTAAAAGATTAGAAATGTTGTTATGGGGGGTTTATCCGTTTATACTAGGCTCAATAGTATTTGCTAGTTTTATTTAGGAGTTAAAGTGCCTTTACAAAAGTTTGTTTTTAAACCAGGAATTAATAAAGAACTAACAGCTTATTCTAATGAAGGTGGTTGGTTTGATAGTAATTTAGTACGTTTTAGGAAAGGACTACCTGAAAAAATAGGTGGTTGGGCAAAAAGAACTTCTAATACTTTTATATCAAAAGGTAGAGCTCTTCTTGGATGGACTGCATTAAACGGTATCAAATATATCGGTATAGGTGCAACCCAGAAGTATTATGTTTTAGAAGGTGATAATTATTACGATGTTACACCTATTAGAAAAACTTCCACAAATAGTATCACATTCGCAGCAAGTGATGGTAGTTCTACCATAACAGTTACTGATAGTAATCACGGTGCTGTAAAAAATGATTTTGTTACATTCAGCGATGCTGTAAGTTTAGGTGGTAATATAAGTGCTGCTGTTTTAAATCAAGAATATCAAATAGTTTCTATATCTGACTCTAATACCTATACTTTTGTAGCTAAAGATTCTGATGGTAATTCTGTTACAGCTAATGCTAGTGATAGTGGTAATGGTGGCTCTGGCGTAGACGGAGCATATCAAATTAATGTAGGTTTAGATGTTTTTGTGCCTTCCTCTGGTTGGGGTATAGATACATGGGGAGCAGGCACTTTTGGTTCAGCCTCTACTTTATCTGTAACAAATCAATTAAGACTTTATTCACACGATAATTTTGGAGAAGATTTAGTTTTCAATGTAAGAAATGGTGGTATTTATTATTGGGACGCAAGCAGTGGCACTTCAACTAGAGCAGTGGCTTTATCGGATTTAACTAATTCTAATTTAGCTCCTACTGTATCTGCACAAGTTTTAGTAAGCGATATAGATAGGCACGTTATCTGTTTAGGAGCAGACCCTATAGTAGGAGAGAGTCGAAGTGGTGTACAAGACCCAATGTTAATAGCTTTTAGTGACCAAGAAGATGTTACACAATGGGAACCTTTATCTACAAATACAGCAGGTTCTTTAAGAGTATCAGCAGGTTCTGCAATTATAGGTGGACTAAGAGCTAGACAAGAAACTTTAATATGGACAGATATTGCTTTATACAGTTTACAATTTATCGGACAGCCTTTTACTTTCGGATTGAATTTAGTAAACGAAGGTGTTGGTATGGTAGGACCTAATGCTGCAGTGAATTCACCTAAGGGTGTTTTTTGGATGGATAAAAAAGGTTTCTACACTTACACTGGACAAGTGCAAAGTTTACCTTGTAGTGTTTTAAGTTATGTTTTTGATGATATAAACGAAACACAAAGTTTTCAAATATTTGCATTTTCAAATAAAGCATTTAATGAAGTGGGTTGGTTTTACTGTTCATCAGGTTCTACTGATATAGATAGATACGTAGTTTACAACTACGATGAGAATGTCTGGTCTATAGGTCAATTATCTAGAAACGCTTGGTTAGACGAAGGTGTCTTCGATAAACCTATTGCAACGCATGAAATATCCACTAACACTAATTGTTTATTTAATCATGAAGTTGGTAATGATGATGATGGTTCTGCAATGCAGAATGTCTTTATAGAATCTAGTGATTTTGATTTGGGCGAAGGTGATGTATTTCAATTCGTTCATAGAGTTATACCAGATGTCAAATTTATCGGTAGTGGTTCTACAGGTTCCTCAGGACAAAAATTAGATTTTGTTTTAAAGAAAAGAAACTTTCCTGGAGAGAGTTTAACGACAGTAAGTACATCATCTTGTTTTTCTAACACAACTAAATTAGATACTAGATTACGTGGAAGACAGGTAGTGTTAAGAGTACAATCTAATGATGATGATACAAATATTACTGGTATGAGTTTTAGATTAGGTGCTACTAGATTAGATGTAAAACCTGACGGCATGAGATAATGAGTAAACTTTTAGAAACTAAGTTACCAACAGCACAGGGACAAGTTAATCCTGAAACTTTTAATAGATTAAGTAGAGTTTTAGAATTATCTTTGAACTCTGTTGATATAGATTCTACTCTCACAGTGAATGAAACACAGAGAAATTTGAATAAATTTAATAAAGGAGATATAATTTTTAATCTAAGCACAAATCAATTACAGTTATGGAGTGGAACTGAATGGATAGACTTATACGTTGGGGAAGAAAATGGAGTTCAGGGGACAACGACTCTGGGCAAAGTAACAGTGCAAACAAACGGAGCAACAATAGTCCCGATAAAATGAATGTAGATAAACTAAGAGAAGAATTAACTTTCGACGAAGGTTGTGTAGATAAAATATATTTAGACCACCTTGGATATCCTACATTTGGTATAGGTCATCTAATACTAGAGTCAGACCCTGAGCATGGTCAAGAGGTAGATACACCAGTATCTGAAGATAGAATAAAAGAATGTTTTGAAAAAGATATTAATATAGTAACAACAGAATTAGATAGGAACTTAGAGTGGTGGATTCATCTACCCGAAGATATTCAAAGAGTGCTTGCGAATATGTGTTTTAATTTAGGTATAACAAGATTATTAAAGTTTAAAAAGTTTTTAACTGCATTAGAAGAACATGATTGGGAAACTGCTGCAGTTGAAATGATGGATAGTCGTTGGGCGACCCAAGTTGGTCCTCGTGCGATTCGTTTAAAAGAAAGAGTATTAAAAGGAGAATAATATGGTCATGAAGAAAGCTAAAGGAATGAAAAGAGGTGGAAAACTCAAAAGTTCTAAATATAAAAAGAAAGGCGGCATGAAAAGAAAAACTATGAGAAAAAAGAAGAAGTAAGTGCCTCATCTCATAAGTAATATCCCGCACTTTAAATGTTGGGTGCGTAGAGAATTTACAGCTAATCATCAGCAATACCACGGAGAGTTTCTACATGCTATTGCTTTTGCTGTAAACACCATTCCAGACAGGTCATTAAGTTTCCAAGTTGTTTTTACAGGTTGCGAAAGGGAGTACGATGATTGGGACGAAGGTAATATACACGGCGGTGCAATGTGGGCACGTATGCCAATACAAGGACTAATAGCTGATATTCCAGTAGATGAATGGGCTATACCTATGGAAGACCATTTATGTCAACCGTGGGATTGTGAATCTCGAGACCATTCGGTCATAGTTATGGATAGAGTAAGTTCTTCTCCATGGCTTTGCAAAATTGATGGAAAGTTTTATACTGGTAAATATATGTTTACAGTAGATTACACAAATAACGCTATAGCCGATTGTCCTGCACAACATAAACAATCTCATGTATTATATATAACAGAGGATTGTGAATGGAAAGGTAATTTAGTTGCTTTACCTAATAATAGAGTAAGAGCGACAAGTCCTGCATTATGGGTAACAGGTGAGGGTGCACCACAGTTTACACCTTCACAGCACACTCATTCTGCAGAAGGACATGAAAGTTATCTTGACCCAACAATTACATTTAATAATTTATATGAGGAGTAATTATGGCTAGAGCAAAAAAGAAACCTGCTAAGAAGAAACCTGCAAAGAGGTCTTCTAAATCTAAAGCAGTGCCAACAAATCCTAGTTTATATGCTAGAGTAAAAGCTGAAGCTAAACGTAAATTTAAAGTATATCCAAGTGCTTATGCAAATGGGTGGTTGGTACGTGAATATAAAAAACGTGGCGGCGGTTATAGGACTAAAAAAGCATAATGGCACGTAGAGGTTTATGGGCGAATATACACGCAAAACGTAAAAGAATCAAAGCTGGTTCTGGGGAAAAAATGCGTAAGAAAGGTGCAAAAGGTGCACCTACTGCAGCCCAAATGAAAAAAGCTAGAAAAGGAACTAAAAAACGTGGCAAAAAGTAAACGTAAAAAAGACCCTAAAAAAGGCACTGGTAAAAAACCTAAAGGAAGTGGAAGAAGATTATATACCGATGAAAACCCGAAAGACACAGTACGTATTAAATTCGCTACTCCTGCAGACGCTAGAGCAACAGTCGCAAAAGTCAAAAGAGTTAATAAACCTTTTGCAAGAAAAATACAAATACTTACAGTCGGCGAACAAAGAGCGAAAGTGATGGGTAAAACGCAAGTAGTAAGTATATTTAAGAAGGGTAAAGAAGCTATAAGAAAAGCGAGGAAGAAACGTGGCAAAGCCTAGTGGTGGTTTAACAGCTTGGTTTGGTAAAGGACCTAAAGGTGACTGGGTAGATATTGGTGCACCTAAGAAAAAAGGCAAGTTTCAAAAATGCGGAAGAAAATCTGCTAAAGGTAAAAGCAAACGTAAATATCCTAAATGTGTGCCAAGAAGTCAAGCTAAAAGAATGACCGCATCACAAAGAGCTAGTGCTGTTAGAAGAAAAAGAGCTGCAGGTAATCCTGGAGGTAAACCAACTAATGTAAGAACTTTTGCTAAAAAGAAGAGGAGCACACGTGCCAAGAAAAAAAGCTAAAATGCCAGCCAGAAATAAAAAGAATTTTAGACCTACTAAAAAAGGTGCTGGAATGACTAAAGCAGGTGTAAAAGCCTATAGAAGATTAAATCCTGGTTCTAAATTAAAAACTGCTGTAACAGGTAAAGTTAAAAAAGGCAGTAAAGCAGCAAAAAGACGTAAATCATTTTGTGCACGTTCTGCAGGACAAATGAGAAAGTTTCCAAAAGCAGCTAAGAATCCTAATTCAAGATTAAGACAAGCTAGAAGAAGATGGAAGTGTTAAATGGCTAAAGCACCAGATTCATTTGTATATAACGCAACATTAGAACGCATAGTAGACGGCGATACATTTGATTGCACTTTAGATTTAGGTTTTAGTGTAAAGCTACATAAACAACGTGTGAGACTTGCAGGCATTGATACACCAGAATCTAGAACAAGAGATTTAGCTGAAAAGAAACTAGGTCTTGCTGCTAAAGAAAGACTTAAAGAATTATGCGTTGGTAAAATACAAGTTAAATCATTAGGTAAAGGTAAGTATGGCAGAATACTTGGTATACCTTATACACAAGACGGCAGAGATATTTGTGATGTTCTTATAAAAGAAGGTCATGCTGTAGCTTATGACGGAGGTAAAAAAACTAAAGTTTGGGGTGATTACTGATGGAACAAGTAGTTACTTTAATACAACAAGTTGGTTTTCCTATTGCAGCAGCATTAGGTCTTGGTTGGTTTATTTATAAATTAATAATGCGTATTGTTGACGGTATGGAAACTAAATTAGATACCGTTGACGAAAAAGTAGAAGGACAAATAGCAGCTATTGAAGAAAGATTAGGACAAAAATTAGATTCACAACACGGTATATTAGTAGCACTTATAGATAGAGTTAGGTCTGTAGATAATGAGATTATTAGACAAGATACATTACTAAAGACTATACTAGGTGTACCACAATTAATGCAATCTGATAGATTAGCAAAAGCGGATAGAGATGACCAAAGAAAAGATTAAACAAAGAGAAAAAGAAAAAGACGTGATTATAAAAGTTCTTTTTGTTATAGGTATAATGATGTTTGTAGGCTTATTTTGTCAGAACCTATGGTCAGACACAATTACACATAAATTTAAAAACCCATCTTTTAATGGTATAAATACCTCATCACATTATCTAACTATAGAGAACCAAGAGTTTAATCGTAAAATGAGTATTAAAGAAGAAATAAAAGCTATTCAAGAACAAATTGAAAGAGATAAAGAAAATACTACATTAGCTAGATTTATTAGAAATCTTGAATCACGTATCTATGCTCAGCTATCAAGACAGCTCGTAGAGAACTTATTTGGAGAGACCCCTAGCACAGAAGGTACTTTGACCTTAGAGGGAAACACTATAGAATATAGCATTGATAATGGAATCATAACTCTTAAAATTACTGATGCAGATGGAAATATCACTGAGATACAGTTGCCTATTGGCGATTTTTCTTTCTAGTTGTAGTATTAATCCTATAGATGAAAATCTTAGACAAGGAAAAAGTTTACCAAACATACTACAAATACAATCAAAAGAATTATTAAATGCACCGCAACCTAAAGTACCTATTGTTGTTGCTGTTTATCCTAATAGTTTTACAGACCAAACAGGACAACGTAAAAGCAATAGTGAGTTTGCATTATTTTCTACAGCACTAACACAAGCACCAAGTCATTTACTTATTAGAAGTTTAAAACATACGTCTAATGGTAAATTTTTTAGAGTTGCAGAGAGAGTTGGTCTTGATAATCTTACAAAAGAAAGACAATTAATACGTTCAGCGAGAGAACAAAACGAAAAAACTGATGGACCTAAACCTATTATGCCTTTGCTTTTCGCAGGTGTTTTGATGGAAGGAGCTGTTCTTGGTTATGACACGAATATAAAAAGTGGGGGTATCGGTGCTAGATATTTAGGTATAGGAACAAGTAAACAATACAGAGTTGATAATATAACTGTTGCATTACGTATGGTATCTATTGCTACTGGCGAAGTTTTAATAGATGTTTTAGTTAGTAAACAAGTATACAGTTATGGTCAATCTCAAGATGTTTTTAGATTTATAGAAGCAGGCACAGAATTAGTAGAAATAGAAATGGGTGACGCAGAGAATGAACCAACTACTTTAGCTTTACAACGTGCGATAGAGGAGGCTGTTTTGCAAATCGTCAAAATAGGGTATGATAGAGGTTTTTGGGAGGAAAAAAATGAAACTATTAAAATTGATGAGCCTGATTGTGATGACGAGTGCATCGCTAATATACGGGGCTGACAATGAAATATATGTTGACCAATCAGGTGCTACAGCAAATATTGATTTAGAACAGCTAGGCTCTGGTAATATTATAGGTGGATTGAATTCTGTTGCAGGCACACTAACTGCATTAGATTTAGACGGTATTACTATGACCTTAGATATTAATCAAATAGGCGATAGTAATAAATTTCTAGGTGATATTTTAGGTGATTCTATAACAGGATTTTTCGAGTTTGACGGTGATAGTAATACTTTTACAATACAAGGTGACCCTACTAACACTTATGGTATTGACAGTTCTAATTATAACGTAGACGTTACTGGTAGTTCCAACACTTTTACATTGGACCATGGAACGAGTGCATTAGCTGCTACATTAGATTTAGACTGGATAATTCAAGGTGACAGTAATACTTTCGATTTCGATATTAATTACGATGGTGGAACAAGTTATGTAGATGTAGACGGTGATAGCAACACAGTTAACTTTACAGGCTCTGGTTATGCAGGTGGTTATTTTTACTTAGACCAAACAGGTAATTCAAGAACATTTAATATTACACAATCGAGTACATTAGATAATGATTGGCTCAAGATTCTATCTAACGGTAACAATGGTACTGTTTGCGTCATTCAAAACGACGGCGGAACAAGTACAAGCTGTTGATATTGGAGATATATCTGAACTAAATGGTTCTGCACAGATTGTAAGAGATAAACCTTACGAAGCTAATCTAGATTTTCCGATACGTAGTAATGATGAAGCTATAACGACTAACGGTCGTATGGCTATTACATTTTTAGATGAATCGACTGTAAGACTTACAGAACACTCACAACTGCTCATAGATGAATATATCTATGACCCAGACCCTAGTAAATCAAAAATGTCTTTAAACTTTGCTTTAGGCACAGCTAGATTTATAACAGGTAATCTTAATCGTATAGATAAACAAAACATCAAACTTAGTACACCTACTGCAAATATTGCCATACGAGGCACAGATTTTACAGCAACCGTAGATGAATTAGGGCGTTCATTAATAATACTTCTTCCTGACGCTTTTGGTTTATCTAGTGGTGAGATAGAAGTAGTTACAGCAACAGGAAGTGTCTTATTAAATAAACCTTACCAAGCTACTACTGTAGATGTTTTTGAAAATGCACCTAGTAAACCTGTAGTTTTAGATTTATCTCTAGATATTATAGATAATATGTTAATTGTATCTCCTCCAAAAGAAGAAGATGTAGTTCAAGAAGAAACATCGAGCACAAAAACAGTAAACCTATTAGATTTTAATGATTTAGATATAGATTACCTAAATGAAGATTTTTTAGAAGATAGTAGTTTAGAATTTACAGAACTTGATATTAATTATCTTGATGTAAATTTTTTAGAAGATTTGTTAAAAGTGTTAGACGCTTTAGCAATAGAAGAAGATGAAGACCAATTAGCTTTAGCTACTGGTGTTAATATATCAGGAACTCTTATAGGACAAGATACTGATACACAAATAACAACTATAGTAACAGGACAAACAATTAGCTTACGTAGAAAAGTAAGTGAGTCTGTTCAAGTAGATTTAAGTTCTGGTAATGCTTATACTGTTATTTTGATACAAGACGGTGTTTCTAATATAATTAAAATTAATGGTGGTGGTGATTCTACTATTACCATAAGACAAAGTAGCGGATGAAAAAACTTATATTTATATTATTACCTTTATTATCTTTACCCCTGATATTTCAAAGCACACCAACAGAGATATTAAAATTAAAAACTTTTGACACTTTTATTAAAAAACAAGAACCTAGTGGTAATTTTGTGATACTAAATATAACAGAAGAAGATGTAGAAAGAGAGGGGGGTTATCCTTTACCAAGGGAACGTTTAGCTGATATACAAATAGATTTATTAGGTGCAGGTGCTATGGGTGTTGGTTGGGTGATATCTTTTCCACAAGCAGATAGAATGGGGGGCGATGCACGTTTTAGTAGTGCTCTTACCTATGCTCCTAGTGTTTTAGCTACTTTTGAAAATAGTAGTGGTGAATATCCTAAAACCACAGGTACTGTTATTAGAGGACCAGATGTTGGTGGTATAATATCATCAGGAATAAAACAAAACTATAATAAGTATGATGATATACCCCAAGGCGTTGCTATCGCACCTACAGAAGTTGACCAACTTGTTAGAAGAATCCCTCTCTTATTAAAAACGCCTGACGGTTGGTCGGCTTCATTCGGAACACAAGTATTAAAAATATTAACAGATACACCTACATACATAGTTACTACTAATGATAACGGTGTGCAAGAAATAGCTGTGAGGGGGCTACCGCCTGTAAAAACAGATAGTTTAGGTCGTAAATGGATATCATGGGTTAATACAGAACAAACAGATTTACAAGAGATGAATGTAAACGGTAAGTTTGTATTTGTTGGTGTTACCGCTAATGGTGTTATGCCTCAAATTGCAACGCCAATTGGACTTG